GTAAAGTTTGTTGGCCCTGGTATTGGCTCGTATGCCCAACCAACGCCAGGCAATGTGTCATCAGGTGCGCGGTATGCCGCGGCGCTGTACACCATGTAACTTTTAATACTGCCATCAGGCATTTTTACTTCAATTACATACGGATCTTTCCATGACTGTAATGAACCTGTTGGGTACTTCTCGCGGAACTCAATAATGCGTGTTGCCACATCAATGTAATCTAATGGGCCTTTGTAACTTGCCATTATGCAACCGCCTTTCTTGCACAAATTTCTGAACAAAAACTTTGATTAGTTACAGTGTCACCAATCATTCCTGCGTAAGTTGTCATGCCGTGGTAAAAATCGGCTGTGTTGCCGCACATGTCGCAAACAAAAACCATTCTGATCTGACCTGTAATTGTTGTGCCATTTTCATCAATAAGTCTGTGACCCATTTTCTTGCCTTTCTGTTGGGGGGCTAACTAGCCCTTGTGAGGAGAATTGAACCAAATGCCACCGACAAATACAAGAACCCTGTAATTTATGGGTTTGGCGTGTCGGAAATGGCATACTTGAGGCCAGGGGGATCTTATGGCTTATTCACAAATCTCAATCCGCTTAGGCGGTCTTATGGTTGAACTGGGTACTGAAGCAACTTACCCTGACATGGTTAGCGATTTAACAGGGCGCTGTTTAACTACATTTAAAGACGCTATGGACAAGGCTGTTGAAGCAGGCGTTGATGTATCTGACATGCGCTTGATAACCAGTGATTACGGTGATGATGATGAGGATTAATGCTTGAAGATTTAGTACCTATCCGCACAACTCTTGATGAGATGGTTGATGCCTGGGATAACATAGGTTTTTTTAATCAAGCCAAACTTGATACTGCGCCGTAGTTCTGCCTTTAATTGGATCTACAAAGTGCAAACGCTGTGACGGTTTGCCACTAGCGGCCATTGAGTCACGGGCATAACGATTATCTGACTCCGTTGAACCTGTCCAATAAATGTTGTAGTGTTTTTGAATTGGCTCTTGTGCATGTCGGTGATAGTGACCTAAGAAAATGTCGTGAAAATCGTAATCATGTGCGCCCGCCTTCCAACGGTTAGCACCTGCAATCCATGCCGCAGGGCTTGCAAATCCTGAGCGGCCTAACTCATCACCATGCATAAGTAGGGCGCGGTAGTTACCAATCTCAACTTCTTGAATGTCCTCAGGGCAATCCTCCCAAATTAAACGCTTTTCCCCTGCAAGAATTTGGCGGCTCATTTCATAAACCATTCTGTCCACATTGTCAGATTTAGGAACTTCTGCGCGTTTGCCACCAATGCGCCCATGATTTCCCCATTCTGCAACTACTGTGACCTTTTCAAAGTTAGCCAACATTGTGCGCACAAAGTCCACACAAAGCCGTGAAACATTTGTGAACTGCCCAAAAAGTGAAGCATCTATCTGCCATAACTGCGCAGGGTAATTAAACAAACCTTCAACCATGTCACCGCCAAACATCACCACACATTCTTTTACAGGGTGGTGATGGCGTTGCAAATCTGTCAGGTGTACAACTTTTTCAGAAAACTGCATAACGCGATCACGCATAATTTCACTGTTGTAACTGGTTGTAACTTTTGCTCCTTGCCAATCCGTTGTATGGATTAAAGCAACTTCAGCATTTACTTTGCGCGTATCTTTTTGTGGCGCAGAAACAAGTGGCACTGCACCCAATGCGATCATTGCATCATAAGCACCACGGTGAGTTGCTTCTACTAAATCTTCACTGCGTTCTTTAGATTGTTTTAATTGTTTTTGCAATCGCAAAATTACTTGACGCAATTCTTTTACATCTTGTGACTCTATGCCTTCAGGCAAATCTTGTAATCTTTTTTCAAGGCTCATTTGTAAACACGATCTCCTTACCGTGGTGTGTGTAGCCTTCTTTATCTATCCAACTATCTTCATGAGTTGGATTAGCCACAATGCGTACTGATTTAGCCGCATCAAACATCAGTGCAACAATTTCAGGTTCAATGTCCTCAATTCCTAACAGCGCACCCCACATGCGGCCAATAGCCGTAAAGTTTTTGCGAGCGCTCCCGTATTCATTTTGGCGATCATCAAGAACTTCTTCTACTCTTTTGGACATTTACATTGTCCAGTTCTATGCCCCATAATCGCTTCATTGCTTGTTTTGTAACCTTCAGCCCTAAGCGCTCTGAGTATTACGCGTTGTGAATAACCTTTATCCCATGCGTCTTGCAAAGCGGCGCGATCTGTTTCGCTCATGTTATCTACCATGACCTGATAAGGGCATTTAGGTTTTACCAATTCGTTTGCTTCTTCTAATTTGTCTGATAATGCCATTAGTGTGCCTCCTAGTGCAGAAATCGTACCGCAAAGTAAAAAGCCCCGCGTTAGCGGGGCCGTTCACTATTTCGTTTTCTTTTTGGGTGCGGCTTTCATCTTTGCCAATTTATCTAATTCCGCTGTTACAAAATCTGCAATAAGTCCAAATGCAGGGTCTTTTTTATCAATGCCACGGATTGCAGGGCCAACAACTGCCGCCGCTGTTGCAAATGCAAGCGCTGTTAAATCTCTTACTCCTGCTCCATACAGTGCCGCCGCGGTAATTGAAAAATGGCGTACTGCGGATTTGAGCATGTCTATGTTTTTTTGTTTCATTGTTACTCCTTTGGGCGGGCTACCGCCATGATTGTTTTATAGGTACGCCTTCTGAGATAGAACCCATCACCGTTTGACTGGCTACCTGCGCTACCGCTTGAGGTGTTGCCCTCATACACTTGAATGTATTTCAAGCGTGTGTTGTGGAATTTTACAATGCCCACATGATCAGGGGCGGCATCTTCATCAAATTGAAAAAAAACAAGATCCCCACGCTTAGCCTGACCAAGTGGCACAAGTTGATTGTTCTTTGTTAAATACTTTAACCAGGCATCACATGATGCGTAACCTTTTTTGGTGTTGGCTATGGCCTTAATCATGCCAGCGTCAAAATACATTTTTGATGCGGCCATTGCGCACCACGGTTGATTGTTTAACCCAAACCATTTGCCGTAAACAGTGTCATTGTTAGGGCCTTCTGTATAACCCACTGCCGCCTTGCATAGTTCTAAAACTTTGTTAATCATCTTGCCTCCTATGATCTAACTGCTTTTAATACTGCCACTTCTGTAATAAGAAATTGTTGATTTTTGTGAACTTCTTTAAGTTGTTGTTCCATACCGCGTCCATCATTAAACAAAGCGTATTCAATTTTTGACAATTTGTTATCTTGTGCGGTCAATCTTGTGTCTATTTTGCGCCAAATTTTAAAGCCACCAAGAACTAAGGCTATAAGTTGAGCCAGGGCAAGGGTAGTATCTAAAGTAATGTTCACGAGAAAATGTTACCAATTATGTCCAGGTAATGACGCGAACATTGCCAGCGCTATCTACAATCTTTGCTTCATTAGTTGTAATGTTTAGCCACGCATCACCAATGCGCGGGTAAGTTGGATCAGAAGTTACATTAGGAAATGTAAAACGCACCGCTGTTTCTAATTTATTAAGACGGTTGTTTATGTCTGCAAACATTCTATGTAAATCAATAGGCTGATTAATGTAAGGCATTACGCTTCACCTGCTCCCTGTGCAAGAGTCAATGTTACGCGCTCAGGGCCATTTTCACCTGGTTGAACCGTAAGGCCAACAATGCGGTAAATCTCATCTAGCGTATTAGGAAAACGGCTATCTGTAATAATGATACGAGCGTCATCACCTAATTGGTAAGTGCCAAATACAGGATCAACATAAGCAGGCACAACAACTTTTAATACTGTTGGAGGGTAAGAAGTGGCCAAAGATTGAGCGTTGGCTAACTCTTGCAAAACTGTTACATCTGTAATGTCAGAATAGTTAGATGTGGTTTCTAGCAATGCCCACCCTGCAACAAGTTTTGTTGTGTCTTGCCCTACTGCAATTTGTTTACCTTCATTAGATCCTGCACCCAATGAGTAAACTGTGTTGGCTACAACTGAACCATCTTCAGGGTACTCATACTCCACAATGTTGCCTGCGGGAAAAGTAAATACAGGCACATTAGGATTACCAAAAGTATAGGCAGTTCCACTGCGCGGGTAATAAGTGTTAAAGTTTTTAACAGGTAAATCTGTAATAGGGTCATACTCAACATCAATTGAAAAATCAAAACCATCACCTTGACGGCTAAGATCTTGCACTGCTTGAAACACATTCTTTAATTCATAATTGTAATAAATGCGACTTACTAAAATGCCTGATGTTGTTTGCCCTGCGCTGTTGTACCCAACACCAATGTCACCATAAGTAGCCAATTGAGCATCTTCTATAAGTGTTTTGGCAATTACTAATTGATCTATGTTTGTAAACTCAACATCTTGCGTAACGCGTCTGTGATCAAAGTATGAAATCCATTCTTGCGCGGTAAAGGAAAGAGTCTGTGAAGTGCTGTTGTATGAGCGCCCCCAAATGACCCCACCCCATACCAAAATGCCATCACGATCTACATACAGCCCACAAAAAGCAGGAATAGTTGAAAGTTCAACATTGTATTTATTAGCGTTTACGCCTGACAAAAGCAAGTGACCTTGAAATGTGCCAGGTTGATTAAGTTGCTGAGTAAAGGAAACCCCAGTTAGAGGCAGTTCACCAATGATTGTGTTGCTTAAAAGATCAACAAAAAGGTAACGGTAGGTTGTTGCCATGCGTTCTCCTTACTTGTATTCTTTTTTGTTCCACCAAAATTTTTTATAGCGGTCAAAGAATACCGTTAAAAACTTGTTCCAATCGGCTTGATGCTTTTTCTTTTCTTTTTCTCCACCTAATTTAGAAATCCAATTTTCACGCTTAAAAGGTATAACTTGAATAAACGGCGTTCCAGCAGGGATCATGCCTTCAAAATTGGGATCTCGTAATTTAAAAAACATGTTAAATGGCAAAGAGTATTCATCAGTATCTACAATTCCATTGGCACAAATCATTGGCCCTGGCTCATGGTGTTGGGGTTCGCATACCAAAATTGACCAGCCTTTAGGAGTTTTAATGCTCCAGGGGTGAACAATTCTTACAGCGTAATTTATGTCACGCGAATAAGGGTGATTTTGAAACTGCTCCATTGATTGAAATGCTACGGCTTCTTTTGCTCCCCATTGAAAATAAGGTGCGCCATCTATTTGCCTAACATAAATGTCATAAGGTGTTGTAATTATGTATCCAGCGGTCATTAAATCCCATAAAGGCATGCATCTTTTGACTGTTGCAAAAGGAGTATTATCAAGAGTTGGTGCTTTTTTACCACTAGGATCTAAATAGGCTTTAGCATCTTTGTACCATTTTGGTATGTATTCTGATGCAGGTTTTGGTTTTTCTAATACGCCTTCTTCATTTTCAACATCTGTAAAAATAATTTCCATTGCGCCTCCACTAATAGATTACTCAGAGTTTGGCACTATTTCTTCCCATTTGCAAGTTTCTTCATTTAAAACCCAATTACCTTCAGGTTTAGGGGCTATAAAAGCATCACGCGTCTCATCATAAATCATGCCAATTCCAGCATAATTTTTGCGAATAGTTGCGTTGTAAGATGTTTGTTTCCAGTTTGGATAACCTAGTAATTCTGTTAAAAAAGTGATACCGCTTATTTCTTCATTAAGTGGATCAAGTGAATTATTATTTACAACAATTACTTCAAGAACAGTATTGTTTTTATCAAGTTTTGCAAAGTGTGCCATTAGAAAGTTATGCTCCCGCTTCCTGTCCAAGTATAAGTTTTTAATCCACCTGTATTAGTAAAAGTTGGTGAACCTGTTGTTGCCGCCGCATCAGGATCGGCGCTAGGGTATTGAATTCTTACAGTACCACTAGCACCTGCTCTTGGTGGATTACTGCCCGTGGCATCAGAGCCAGCGCCGCCGCCCCGCGCGGTATTTGCTGTTGGAGTAACATTTTGACTACCACCTTGACCTACGGTTAAACCTAATTGAGTTACCGCAGCACCACCTGTTCCATTTGCAAATCCTCCAACACCGCCTGCGCCACCACCACCGCCGCCAGCGCCTGATGTTTGACTAGCATTACCATTACCACCGCTGTTTCCTTGTCCAGAAGTTCCAGCCGCACCTAAACCTTGTACGCTTGGATTACCTTGATTTGCTGAACCGCCTCCGCCTGAACCGCCCGATACACCACTTCTAAGGGTTTGAGTGCTTCCAAAAACAGTTCCCCCAGCACCTCCGCCAATTGCAGTAAGAGAAGAAAATACAGAGTTAGACCCATTTGAACCTTGATTATTTTGATTGCCCGCTATCGCTCCACCGCCGCCAACAGTTACAGTTAAGGCACTACCACTTGAAACAATAAATGATGCATCATAAAGAATTCCACCTGCGCCACCGCTACCTCCACCATAAGCAAAACAAAAACCTGTGCCGTGTCCTCCAGCGCCACCACCCGCGGCAACTAATGCTGAAACAACTCGTTGTGGAGTTACTGAATTAGATGCCGCAGAAGCAACAGATGTTAAACTTGCCGCATTAGTTGCAGTTACGGTAAATGTATAGGCAGTTCCGTTTGTAAGCCCTGAAACCGTAACGGGTGATGATGCGCCTGTTCCAGTTAATCCACCAGGAGAAGATGTAACAGTGTAAGAAGAAATTGCCCTACGCCCTGTAAAAGTAGGCGCAGTAAATGTAACTGATGCGTTACCTGTTCCAGCCGTTGCCGTTCCAATTGTAGGAGCATTAGGTCTTACTGGGCCTGATGAAGAAATAACAGAAGTAATTGACATTAAATTAAATCTCCCACTACTAACCAATTATTTGCAGAAGTTTGAATACACCCAACAGATGAATACTGAGCGCGAATTATAGGGCTTGCCGCTGTTGCTCCTCCTGAAACCACTGTTACGCCTCCTGCTCCTGAAATTGTAACTGCACCTGCATCATAAGCGGCCATCATAATAACAGCGCCAACTGGCAAAGCAACTGAACTGTTAAGGGGAATTGTAACTGCAACAGGTGAGGCATTGGCAAGTGTTACAAGTTTTCCATTATCGGCTAAAGCCAAAGTGTAAGTTGTTCCTGTTTGCGGATTTGTGGCCACACTTGCATTAAGAGTTACTGAACCGCTTGTGCCGCCTCCGCTTAATCCTGCTCCCGCTACAACGGCTGAAATGTCTCCAGTTTCAGGAATGTTTGTTGTTACCAGTGTGCGTGTATCTGTAATGTCAGCGGTCACAATTGTACTTGCATTTGCCGCTACCGCTACGGTTGCTAAAGCAATTGAATTGGCAGGAGTTGCGGGAGCAACAGGAGATCCAGCGGGTGTTCCTGCAACAACATTAAAAATTACATCATTGTTAGCGCCTGAATAAAAAGCGTCTCTAACTGTTACGCAAACAAGATCAATGCGTGGGTTTGTGAGATCTGCGGCTGTAATTGTTGCAACTGTTGTTGCATCATTAAAAACCGTGTACACGCCCATGTTTGTTGTAGTTGTACCAACAATTGCCGCCCAACCTGAAGCAACACGCACTGACATGCCCGCAGGAGAATTTTGAGTAACGGCTAATGAAGAAGTGCCAATGATGCCAGTAGTAGCCCACAACGCTTGCGCTGTTAGGCGGTCATACTGAGCAGGGTATGAGCCTGCCTGTAACCATGATGGCGGTGTCTGAAGTGTCATTTATTCTCCCTTAGATGTACGCAGAATACCAAGAAACGGTAGCCTGAGTAGTTCCTGCCAATGTGCTTGAGCCAGTAAAAAAGAAATTTGAATTGCCTGGTGGTGCATCAAACCATGTACCTGAAATCAAAAGGTTACGAGCGGCCAAACCATTAAGTGTAATTAATTGATTGTAAAGATCAATTTCTAATACATCTAAAGCAGTGTATGTGCCTGTAAAATTAAGTGTATTGCCAGTAGTTGTATTACCAATAATAGGATTTGTTATAGGCCCTTGAATAGTAATTGTTGGGTAAGTCGTAGCCCAACCAATGTTGTTAATTGTTGTTGTAACACTAGAAGAACCGCCGCCGTATGTGTAATTAAATTCTCTGTTGTATGTGCGCCCTAAAGCCGCACTAATGAGCATGTTAGCGGTTTGTAAATTACTATCATAATAATTTGGATCAGGGCAAAAAAATTCTACCATAGATGTAATGTATCCATAAGTGTAATTTGGATCTACTGAAGTGCGCAAACCACGAACGCGAGCATTTACAAATTGTTCTGAAGTAGGAATGTTAGGGAATTTAAAATAAAGAGGGGTAGTGCCTGAAGTTTGTGGCAATAATGTTCTTTGGATTGTATTGTAATTTGTTTGGGCAGAACCTAAATTATTGCCAAAAGTATTAAAAATAATTGTAATTGTTCTGCCTGCTAAAAAATCGCGGCCAGTAAACATGCCATCATGGTAGCCACGGTTATCATCTTGATTACGGATACCAGGTAAAGTTTCTAAACCATCAACGCTAAGAATTTGATAAGGAGAACCAGCGCCACCAAAGACTTGATTGTTAAAAGAAAATGAATAAACTTGATTTAATGTTGTCATTCTATTCCCATTATGTCTCTATTACCAATTGTAGCGCCAACGCCTGCCACAATAACAGCCGATCCATATTTTACACCGTTAATAACCGCTGTTTGAACATCATACGGATCAACAGTTGTGGCAGTAATGTTGTTAATAACAGTTAAGGGAGGAGTAGTAGGAGGTGTAGGTACAGGCGTATAGGGAGGTAATGCTTTAGGAATAGTTGTAATTTTAGGCGCACCACTTACAACTCCTGATGCTGATGCAGAACTAATAGCCTTCATAAGAGCGGCTACTTCAGCCAACTTATCCTTGAGATCTTGAAGTTTTTTCATGGTGGACTTATTGATTTCATCAATAGCCTTTTCATAGTCCTTTTGAGCCTCTAGGAGCGCCTCTTGAAGGGTTTTAGCCGCCTCCGCTAGTCCTTCATTAAGTGTCTTTTGTGCGCGCTCCCTTGCCTCTGTGAGAGCCTTTGAAGCGTCAGCCAATGCCTCATCATAATTAGCCTTAGCCTCAGCCAAAGCCTCCAACAAAGCCTTTTCAGCATCAGCCAATTTCTCATCACGGATAACCTGGGCCTCTGTCATGGCCTCGTTATAGGCGGCGTTAGCCTCTGCAAGCGCTTCATTCATTTCAGTATTAACCGCAGTTAATGACTCTTTAAGATCGGCAGATACTTGATTAAAAGATTTCATTAATTCATCAGTGGCAAGTTTGCCGCCTGCGTTCATTGTTTGAGCAAGAGCGTCTAGCCCAGTTTCAGAAACTCTTTCTACTTCACCATACAAAGATTGTAATTCTTTTGTTGCTTCAGGTGATGCGGCCTTGAGTGCTTCAGCAATTTTGTTGCCCGCTTCAGGGCCTTGCTTAACAACTTCCTCAATGAATACTTGACTGTAACCCATGCCTGCAAGAGCGGCGGCGTTAGCCTGTAAGTTTTTAATGTTTTCTAATTTGGTTTTTAGATCAGCAATAAGTTTGTCAGCGCTATCTGCTCCACCCTTAAATGCTTCTGCCAAATCAAAACCAGTCTTAGACGCAAAGGCTTTACTCAAGCGCTCCATTGACTGTTGCACAATGTTTGCTTGCTTTTCAGCCGCGGCTTTAGTTAAGTCAGCGGTTTTATCTGCCGCCTTTTTGCGAATGTCTGCAAGTTTGTCATT